TTTCGTTTTTCTCTTTTTCTTTTGTTTTTGGCGTAATGCACACCCCGCTTTGGCGGTTGCGATCGTGCTCGTCGTTTAGCTGGCATATTTGCAGCGCATAACGTTAAACCCCTAAGGATCCCACAGGGTTAATCCAATGAATTACGCAGTTCCCAGTACGAATATTCATCCGACAATGGAGTGGGCAATCCACTTCCCGACTCCAATCCTCCATATAAGTACCGCAAACCGGCTTCAGTATCCCATTGCTTCAAAACATTCTCCCACGTATCCAAATCGGGATATTCACCACTTTGTTCCTCAATCAATCCCCGATTATAAAAAGTGGTTAAAAAGTTGTCAGCATAATCATCAAATTCCTTAAATAAAGATTTATGAGCCCAACATTCACGTCGGTAACTCAATACGCGCTTAAGCATTTCCTTAAGGTTGAAGGTTGTCGAACCAAAAGCATACTTGCAGCGCATCTTCTCCGCATTTGGTACAGGATAAACCAATCCCTGTCCTTGTATAAAGAATTTGGAATTGAATTCAATGCGTTCGGCGTCTGTTTTTGGGTTAACAAATTGTTCCCACGTAACGACGGTTGGCCGAATTTTAAATGACATACCAAAACGTTCGAACATTTCCTCAAAATCCGAACCCTGCAACCATGGTAACTCCGCAGCATCCCACGAAGTAATATTGTCATCACCATTGAATATCGCCCACACGGCTTTAATAGCCATCTTAACCATGCGGTCGTTTACTAACTCCTTTCGTTTCTTCGCAATCATAAAGAGCGCGCAGAGGAATGCGATAGCATGCGCAAAAGTGTTATCCCACGTCGTCCATTGATCGCCTGATGGTTCACCAGCATCTTTGCGGTAAACATGTCCATCTTCCATAACAATCAACGAATCAATTGTGGCGTCATAAATCGCTTGTAAATGGGCCCATGTCTGAGCAGTCTGTTGTTCTTTGGGCATCCACATATAGCGCGCAAACTGTACCTGTCGCAAAAATACAGCAGCCAAGTGACGGTCCCAACCGTCAACATCATAACACATAATGCGAGGATCC